TGCCGACCACAACTTCCCTCTGCCACCGTACGAAGAAATCACATCAGAACAGTACGGCTCGCTAATAAAGAAAATTGACACAAGCATCCCTCTCAGTCAGGCAACAGGTCTAGATCTAACGCTTGATGACTGCGCAACAGGGGCTTGCCCAATCAAATGACATGACTCAAAAGCCGATTCGCATATACCCCGTCGTCATAAGAGAAGCAAGATACGGCGGGATATATGAGGGCGGAAAGTGGATTGCTTTTCCAGAGTGCGATGAGTTCACGGAAGCGATGCTCAACTATTTTCAAGGTGATGACTGCGATGCCGTTGATCTATTCACCGACGAGTACAAGCAGACAGTGGGCATAGGGGGAAGCCCAAACCACGCATACGCCGATCTTTGTCATAAGAACGGAATTGAAACAGAATAATGTTCCCAACATTAAAAGAACTTGGCGCTCACGATGTCTACGACAAGGCTGCGCAAATAATAGAGGAACAAGGATTCTCCAACTACACGACATATGACCCATATACAAAGGAAGTGGATATTTGGGGATCAATACTTCTTGCCTGTGGGGGTAAAGAAAAACTCCTTGCACAAGGAGAAACAGGAGCAGAGGAGTGTGGAGTTGCGCCATTCATGACTGGTAGGGCGCGATTCTTCTGCGAATACCTAGAACTGATAGTGAATAAAGAAATATCGGACTGGTGCTCGTCACACAGCCAAAAAGAAGCGATTAATCTCCTGCGCCTTGCTGGCGACAGGGTGGCAATAACTTTTAGTAAATAATTTATGTCTATAAATATTTAATCCCCCCACAGACCTGCACGGATGTGGGGGGATTAAATATTTTGTCGGGTTTAAATTTTTAGATCAGGAATAAGGGTAGAGGGCGTTCACACCATCTTGGTCTGCCGACTGATCAATGTGAAGAAGAGCGGTCAAGTTTGAACCAGCAGTTCCTGAACCTACAGCAGCGACTACGAGGTGCAACAAGTCATCTTCTGCGATTTCGTTCGCACCATCAACTGTTGACATCGTTGCTACTGCCGAAGTGGCGGCGGCTGCAAGTGACCAAGTTCCGACAACCGTTCCCGAGGATGTTGCCTTGCGAACAGTTCCGCTAAGTGCTGAACCAGCAGGAGCAGTACCAACTGCAACTGTGATTGCACGGACACGACCTGCGACAGGAGTGCGAACAACAACAGTTGAAGTTGTTGCGCATGCGCCTGTAACCGTCATTGGGAGAAGAAGTGGTGCTGATGCTGACATTTTTGACCTCCAAGTCAAAGAGAAATACTGGAATACCTATGTAGGTAAATAATACAACATTTATTACGCCTCAGAAGTAACCTCAAAAAGTGAAGGCTGGCTTGCATTAATCTCCTCAGCGACCCTCAATTTTTCCTTTTCATCCGAAAGACGCAATGTCGCTATTTGTGCATACTCAGGGTTCAATTCACACCCCAAATATGATCTACCCAACTTCTGTGCGACCACACCTGTAGTACCAGCACCAAAGAACACATCCAGCACCGTGCACGGAACCGTCTCAACAGTTTCACACTTACAGCCCTTTTCCCACCCGATCGTGTCGGTTTGAGAATAACCTGCGTCGCCCTTGCCGTTTATTTCCCCATATGCGCCTTCGTAGGTGTTTGGTCGGTAACGAGGATCGTCCACTGACAACTCGTTCCGAGCAATCCTCTTGCGGTTCACTTGACGCACCAGAGGAGACCCACATTGAGCACAACATCCCATTTCGCTCGTACCAGCGGAGATACAAGGCTCTATCAGATCCTGTGGAAAGGTTGCGAAGTGCGCTCCCTTGAATGGTTTCGTTGTTACCGTCCATACCGACCTCTTGTTTCTAAAGGCTCCTGTTGAACCGTGCATAGCGTTAGAAATACCTGCGTCTTTACGGCTGTCTGCACGAGATCCCCTATCATCGTAAGCATATTTTGCTGGTTCTTTTATCGCTTCACTATCAAAAAAATAATGTGACTTTTTGGTTAGCAAAAACATGTATTCGTGTGCTTTGGTACACCTGTCACGAACAGATTCAGGCATAGGGTTAGGTTTAGCCCAAATGATGTCTTGACGCAAATACCAACCATCTGCCTGCAAAGCAAAGGCGACACGCCAAGGAATACCGACTAAATCTTTAGGTTTCAGATCGCCATCGTCACGACCAATCTTCGCCCTGAAATCTTCATTCTCCCCGCCAGCGTTTGAAGCGTTAGTGGAAGCGATTGACTGCTTCCACCCGTTTCCATTACTGCCCGCATACGAGTCGCCAAGGTTCAACCAAAGAGTTCCATCTTCCCGCAAAACTCTGCGAACTTCACGAAAAACCTCAACCATATGTTCAACATATTCATCAACGGTTGGCTCTAAACCAAGTTGACTATCTTTACGCATCGCGCCACAACGAGGGCATTGGACTTTATAGATGCCGTCACCTATTGCACCTTCAAGAAGTTTTTGTCCAGTTGAACAACTCTCACTGAACTTGCTATCTCGTTTATGTGAGCACTCAGGGTCACCACCAATCCAAGTGGCGGTTCCATAGTCACGAAGACCCCAATACGGAGGTGATGTAACAACACAGTGAATACTGTTATCCGACAAAGATGCAAGTGTCTCACGAACATCGCCAAGCAGAATATTTGAATCAATAATAAACGGCAGCACCGTATCTTCGGTTGTCATTTTTCCCCTCGTAAACCCCTCATGGGGTTCAGACTACTTGCTAATCTTGAACCACGCAAGCATTTTCTTGCGAAGAGGCAAAGATTTTACGTTATTTGCCTTAATCAAAACAGCAGATTCATCCACGAATGACTTCATAAATTTTTCAGCGTTTACGAACTGTGGTTTTGCGGTGTCAATTTTAATTTCAGCCAAAGCATTTTTGTTGCTTTTTTCAGCAGTGGCAGAAACCTTCTTGGAGACAGGCTTCTTTGCAGGAGCCTTCTTTTTTGCAGGGGACTTCTTTGATGCTGTTTTTTTAACTGGTGCTTTTTTGTTTGATTTTTGTGCCATACAGAAAACCTTAGTACAAAGAAAATCCCTAAAATGCAACCTTCATTCTGTGGGGGTGAGCCATGCACTAGGGTTGGGTCAACATGTACACAGGATTTTACGAAACCGATTTGGACAAAATAGCGCTCTGCGCTGAGTCAGTTAAAACCGCAAAATTGGCTTTGATAGACGAAGACGGAATAGGCTCCGATTTAAATATTAATATTTTTGGTTGGAAGAATAATGAATTAGTCACAATAGTCCAACTCAAAAACACATTTGGTATACCTAAAGACGAACGCCTTCAACAAATCATAGAAGCATCGGTCATCATGAGGCAGGGATGGGGTATTGACGAATACACGCTCGCAGCCGAGGGCTACTGCTCAATGTCCCCATCGGATACTGAAGGAAAAGACTTAGCGACGCTATACGCAGACAACGAGTCATCCGTTGAAGAATGCATCTCTTTCACCCACCTAAAAGCAGACGACCATATTTTCGTGACACTCCCATACAAGGTAAAACTAGGCAGAAAAGTTGAATTTGGGCAAACGCTTTGGTACAACGGTGGAAGAGTAATGCGTGATATTCAGTTCCCTGCCGCACTTAAGGCATCACTCAAAATTGACTCACAGCCAATAGATAACAGTATTGAACGAGATGTTTATTTTGGGACTCTTGCATCTGCGATAATGCATTGCGGTTTTGAAATTTTCTACAGGGATGACATGTGATGTCTCACCAAGGTAAATAAAAACGAAAACTGACTATTGGAATACTGAATGCGACCTCTCAAAGTCGCGCCATTCCTGAAGTGTGTGCTGAGCGCCATACCTGTCATAGGAGTCAATGGAACGCATAAGGTATGTATGCAGGGAAGCAATTACTGCCACTGAAATTGAAAGAAAGATTATCATGGCAGATATTATGCCATCTCTAAAAGAGATCAACTGCAAGTTTTCATCACATTGTTAGATTAGATAAGACTCATCTCTTTAGGAGATATACAATATTGCCTATGAAAAACCACAAAAAAGACCTCGCCACCATAGTCGCTTGCTTGCTTCTTGCACCAGCAATAACAGTAATTTGGGCACTAAAATTCATGAAAATGAAGAACGAACTGCGTTTGCCACAACGAGAGATGTACGAATAAAAGAAACTATTCTTCTTTTAGATCCTCTTCAATAACTTCTGCATCCTGAATATCGTCTCCATCTTCAAGGGCGGGGAAGTCATTCAACAGTTCCCTGATCTGCTCCTTCGGAAGAATACCAGCATCAGCCATAAGTGCAAGAAGTTTCTTACCCTCTGCCTCGGAATCAAATTTCTCTGCGCCAAGAACACCGGGAGCGCCAGCAAGAACCGCACGCAAAGGCGAAGCATCCCTCAAATCCATCTGCACATTCACGTTCGTCTGCTCCATACCAAGCAACTTCGCACGCCTATCAATAATGGAAAGAACCGTTGAAACCGCCTTAATATCGGGCTCAATCGCAACCTCTGTGCCGTCATCCATTTTTTGTTTTCTGTGTTGTGTCATCGGCCAGATTGCGGACTGCAAAGCGTCCAAACGCTCAAGTTCCATTTGTAAAACTTCAGGGTACGCAAGTAACGCCTCTTGATTCAACTTACCCAACTGCCTACGGATTGAATGAGAGACATTCGTAGAACCAATCCCAAACCGTCTAGCAATTTCGGCTATAGGGATACCAGCCTGCCTCATCTTGAAAATACGCAAATCGCGTTCAGCAAGAAACTCTCTAGTTAAACCCTTTTCAGCCATTTCAAACCTTCATGAATTCCATAACTTCAAACGGGAAGATTTTCCCTCTTCTCATCTTAGTTGGAAACTCTCTCAGATCTCGCGCACCACGGAAATGGCGGACATCATAAACATAGTCACCAACAGCAGTAGGGTCTGGTGTCAAAGACAAGCCGAACTCCGGCCAGCGTGACCACACAGCAGAACCAAATGGGCGTAGATCACGGCTAGTTGAAGATGTCCCCAACGGTGCGTGATGTTCCAACCAAAGAGCACAATTGTAATAATCGCGCAACATATCAAAGTATTTAGCAATCTCAACCGTAATCGCCTCTGATGTCCTGCCACCGGGATCAACAAATGACTTGTAGATCGGACCCAGCAAAAGCAAATCGGGTCGTATTCTTTCAACGGTTTGCTCAATAAACGCTTTATCGGCTGGTCGCATAAGGTCAACACCCGATGGTTTCATCAAGATATGGCAATCAGGCTCACCATCCAAATACCCGAGATGCCTTGCCGCTCCATGGATGCTGGCTGATGTTCGCTTAATAATCTTTTCAGGGTTTTCCAAGTCAATCGTTAAAGTTCTGATTGGCTTCATCCGAGACATAGTAAAAGGATGTATCCCATAGGGGCTACAAATAGCGATCTGTCTCGCAAGCATTGTCTTACCAACACCTTCGGCAGCGACAACGATTACGCGCTCTCCACGTTCTAAAACATTCGGAATAACCCAATCATACGAATCATCTACTTCTTCTAAAACAAGTTGAGCCCAATTAACAAGCCTTCCCTTGTCGGTTCTATCTTCCACGCCGAAAGAATTTACGAGCATGGATGCCCTGTTGATTCTTGTTGACTCACTCAAATCTTCATTTGATAAAACTTTTACAAGTTGCTCAGTCAAAGATTCAATAGGTGAAGTTGCCTGCACAACTGCTTCAATTTCTTCTTCTTCATCTTCATGTACCGTTGCTTGTGCCGATGGTTGCGTTCTGTCTAGTTCAAGCAAATCATCAAGCGACCTACCAGCATTGATCATGTCTGAGACATCTTTAAAGCCCGTAGGTGGAACGAATGTGTTGATAACACAACCATGCCTAGAAAGAACATCGCCAACGCTTATCGCGTGTTCTCTGCCAACTTCGTCATTATCTGCAACAATGAAAACTGTTGCACCCTCAAGTGCGCGAGAATGAATGTCAAGCCATTTCCCAGCGCCGTTCGGTGGGGTTGTAGCAACCATGCCTTGAGCGAAAACTGCGTCAGCGTCTTTCTCGCCCTCAACCAGCCAAATCACTTCACCATTGCGCTTCGCTTCAAGAACCTGCGGAAGACGATAAAGAATTTTTGGTGTGTTATCTAAAGAAAAAATCCATTTGCCATTACCGCTTGGATCAGGTCGTCTCTGTCTAAAAGTTTTCTTGCCATTTTGGTCAACGAAACGCTGTTTCTGAAACAATAGAATCCCGTTCTCATCACGGTAATCGTATGTTGCAATCAGAGTTAGTTTTCGTTCCTCTTTTTGCGGAGGATACAAGTCCACAACTTTCAAACCAACAGACTGACAGATCTCCACCACGGAGCAACCTTGACCACGATGACACGCAACTAATACTTTGTCCTCCGCACCAATACCCACAGAAAGAGAAGGGTTTTCGTCATCATTCCGACATGGGCATCGTGCATCCCAACCATTGTTTGTTGGGCGAACACCTTTCAAGCGAGACAAAAAATTATCTACATGCGGAAGGTGACTACTGCTCATTTTTTATTGAACTCAAACTCTTTCGTACCTGACTGTTAATAAAACCACGCCTAGAGGAACGACGAATAGAGTCAGACGGTTGTCGCTCTGGTGGTAAATGGATACCTCTAACTCTTCTCAAAACTTCTCTTTCAACTTCTGTCTTACCGCCCCAAAAACCAAGCGGTTCATAATGCAAAGCATAATCCAAGCATCCTTCTACAACTTCACACTCCGAACAAATCTGTATAGCATTGCTAGCGTTTTCTCTACCAAGACGATCGGTTGGTGAATGATTGGGATAAAACATGACAATGTTTTTGCCCCTGCAATTTGCTTTTTCGGTATCAAAAAAATTTTTGATGTCACTTGCGTCAATCATGTTGCCCCTCGCAAACTGTGTATAACCTGCATCAGACTACAAGGAAAATCGGCGCAGAGTTAAATATTTTTGTTCTTCTCGGCAATTCTTTTTGCTGTTTCAAAATCTAGGAAAACTGTCACATAACTGACACGAAGCACATTGTCCTCATCAACGACAGAAATTACTTCAACACTTTCCTGCGCACACCCTACGGCATTCGCAACACCCGCACGAAGTTTTGCAACATCAACCTCCTCTGATGTTGTTTCATCATAAAAGTCCCACACCTCCTCAAGTGTTGGTGGTTGTACAAGTGTTAACGCTCTAAGTTCTTTTCCTTTTTGCTCGCCAATGACGCACCAAGTGCAAGCAATCTTAGGTGCAGTGGAAGCCCTTTTCCTAATTTCTATATGACCGCATTCAAGTTTGTGGTAGTAGGAAACATCTCCCCAGCCACCTTGTTTTTCTATGGAAACAATATTCTTTTGGGGTGCAGACTTTTTGTTTACCACATACAGATATTAGTGCAAATAAACTGTAGTAACCTTAAAAATGTGACAAAAATAATGGGTTTAGACCTTTCCCTGACCAGCACGGGTGTGAGTATTGGCGGTCTAACAACAAGCATCCGATCCAAAAACAAAGGATCCGAACGACTCCTAGAGATAAGAAACGAGATCTTGGCTCTAGCCCAAGAGGCTGGTGTTCAAATAGTCGCGATAGAGGGCTACTCGTATGCCTCGCGACATTCGCAAGCCCATTCCATAGGAGAACTCGGAGGCGTTGTAAGAGTCGCGTTACGCGAACTAGGCGTGCCAGTAGTGGTCATACCCCCAACCTGTAGAGCCAAATTTGCTACAGGAAAAGGAAACTCAGGTAAATCAGAAGTAATGTCAGCAATCTCTGCGAAAACGGGGATAATCTGGTCAGGTGGAGACGGCAACGACAGATGTGACGCTTGGATCCTTGAACAAATGACGCTCACATACCTAGGACTATCCCAATACGAGTGGAATACAGACCAAGTTTCAGCGCTCAAAAAATGCGATTTCACAGCGATAACAGGAGAACATCATGGGTAGGTCACAACCAATATCTCAAGTAGAAATTGAATCAGAGATTATGCGCCTGCTTGGCATTCTTGAAGAAGAAACAGAAGCCTTTGAAACCCTTGCTGTTGACGCCGCAAAAAAAGATGCACTCATGAAAGGCAATTGGGCTAAAGAATATCTAGCCGCCAAAGGAAGCATCAAAGAGCGTGAAGCGTGGGCGGACTACAAACTTTCCGACGAAGCATATTCATATAAGATCAGCGAAGCGTTAGTTAAATCTAAACGAGAGAAACTGCTCACCGTGCGAACATCTTTGGACGCACTTAGAACATTGAATGCCAATGTTCGCATACAAACAGGAGCCTAAATGTCAGGTATTCATAAAAGCATAGAACATCTAGCGACACCGCTAGAAAAACTTGTGCACCTAGAAAACAACCCACGCAAAGGAAACATTGATGCAATCGTTGCTTCGTACCGTGAATTCGGTCAAGTGAAACCGATCGTAATCAAAGACAATGCCGACGGAACATCAACAATCATTGCAGGAAATCACCAATATGAAGCCGCTAAAAAACTTGGTTGGGAAACAATTGCCTGCGTAAAATTTGAGGGCGATATTTCTAGTGCAATCGCATACGCTTTGGCAGATAACCGAACAAATGAACTTGGCACAACAGACAGCGATATGTTGTTTGAACTTCTTGAAGAAGTAGGCGAAGAATACGACGACCTGATTGACGCCTTGGGTTGGGATGAAATAGAACTCGCAGGTATGGAAGGCGACTATCTGCATGAAGATAACGCACCATATGTTGCACCAGTTATCCAACCAATATTCCCACTCTTATCAGATGAGCCGAGTAATCCGACAGCAATATCAACGCTTATGGAAAACGGTGAAACAAAACTCACCGCACCAGAAGGCACGGATACGCATCAGGCGGTCACACAGGGCGCTCCAGCAGTGGTTTCTAACGGCA